TGCGTCAACAGGAAATGCTGTCTAAGTGGTTTGTTAACGATACAAGCACGGCGTCTCAGAAGTGGCGGCTTAAGGGCCACGCTGTTGAGGATTTTTGGTCATGGGTGGCGAGTTGGTCAAGGTGCGCCACGCTTCCCAGCGACCTTGGCGGCGACGATACGGGCTATATCTGCAAGACAGATGCGAGCTTGCCGCCGGCCTTGCAAATCACGGCGAGCCTGTGACTGTGTGGTGCGAGACTAATGACGAAAGCGCATTGCTTGCAAAGATGGTTGATGGCGCTGTTGAGGTTCACGGCTCGCTTTCCGCTGACGAAAAAGAGCGGAGGCTTCTTGACTTTGCAGATGGTAAATTCAGAGCGATAGTGACCAAGCCAAAGCTTGCCGGGTTTGGGGTTAACTGGCAGCACTGCGCCCACGCTGTTTTTGCCAGTATATCATTTTCATATGAACAGCATTATCAGGCAGTGAGAAGGTCGCATCGTTTTGGCCAGTCTCAGAAGGTCAGAAATGATATTGTCATAAGCGATACTGAGAAGTCTGTTTGGGACGCCGTTAACTTGAAGTCAAGCAAGCACAAGGAAATGAAAGCCAGAATGAACGCGGCCATGATGATGGCTCAATCAAATGCCGAAACCCGCGTTAAGTATGACAGGCGGCTAGATTTAGAATTTCCGGAATGGATTAAAAAGGAGAATGCACAATGAAAAGTCCAGAGTATCAAGGTAACGGATGGGCGCTGCACAATAGCGATTGTATCGAAGGCATGGAGGCTATGCCTGAGAATAGCGTTGACTGCGCAATATTCAGCCCTCCGTTTGGTGACTTGTTTGTCTATTCAGATAGCGAGCGAGACCTGGGCAATGCGGGCGAGGGTGATAGCTTTCTTGAGCAGTATAAGTTTTTCGCAAACGCTCTTACACGAGTAATCAGAACGGGCCGCATGATTTGCGTTCATTGCACTGATTTGCCAATGCGAAAGGGTAAGCACGGCGCGATCGGATTGCAGGACTTTAGCGGCGACTTGATTAAGGCGCACACTGATGCAGGCCTTATATATCACGGACGCGCTACTATCTGGATTGCCAAAGAGTATCTTTTGAACATGAAAAAACAGGGATTGGTTGGCTATATCCCGCCCGATGATGTTTTGAGCGATTTGATTGAACACGCTAAGTTCGATGTTTTCGAGTGGCAAAAGCTTGCAAGTCCTGTATGGATGAACATACAGCAAGGCAACGTCTTAACTCGAATTAAAGGCCCGAATGACGAGCGCCACGTTTGCCCATTGCAGCTTGACACAATACAGAACTGCCTGCGGCTATATACAAAGCCGGGCGACGTTGTTCTTGACCCGTTTAACGGTATTGGCTCAACAGGATATGAAGCAATCCGTGCCAACAGGAAGTATATGGGCTTTGAATTAAAGCCTGAATACGCCGCTCAGGCCGGTAAATATTTAGCGCAGGCAGACCCTTATAGACGATGCTAAATCCCGAATGAAAATAGCAAGCGCTAACAAGCGGGCTATGGGCGCTAACTCCCGTTATGTAGACGTAGCTCGCGGTCAATATATGCGGGCTAAGGCTGACCTTGTTAAAGTGAGGGCGCTATGAGTGAGCAATTAAACCTGTTTGTCAAGCCTGCCCCGCTTATGGCCTCGCTAAGCCCTGCAAGCCTTTCGGGTCTTGACGGTGTTGCCTGTATAAACGGCGACCAAGACACGCGCTTTCGATGGCACTTTAAATCCGCCCGGCCTTGGCCTAACGGAACAGACACGCAGTACGGATGCAGCTTTGATTGCCCTACCTTGGCGTATGCTGATTTTATCAAATATGGCGGGCGCATTCAAGAGGTATCGGTATGAGTAAGAAGCTACGGGTTCTTGATTTGTTTGCCGGAATTGGCGGGTTCAGCCTTGGGTTCAAGAGGGCCGGCGGATTTAAAACAGTGGCCTTTTGCGAAATTGAAAAGGAGCCGCAAAGGGTCTTAGCAAAACACTGGCCGGAGGTGCCTATTTATGACGATGTTACCGAACTCACAGCCGCAAGGCTTACTGCCGATGGAATTACCCCGGATGTTATCACCGGTGGATTCCCCTGCCAAGACATTAGTTGCGCTGGAGGTCTCGCCGGAATGGGTGAGGGGACGCGGAGTGGCCTCTGGTCAGAGTGCGCCCGTTTGGTTGGCGAAGTACGACCGAAGTACGCAGTCTTTGAAAACTCGACAAACTTGCTTATTGGCCCAAGCGAGCAAAGGGGAGCTTGGTTTAGCCGTGTACTCTGCGACCTGGCCGCGCTCGGGTATGATGCGGAGTGGCACCGTATATCGGCTGCCAACGTCGGCGCCGGCCATATCAGAGATAGGGTATGGATATTGGCCTACCCCATGCGCGTCGGACAACAAGAACCGCAAAATACCCTCGCGGCCGCATGTAACAGCGAATGGCACGTTGAGGCACTTGAACTCGAAGGGGGTGCAGTCACAAGTCCGATTATCCCAAGCAGTGAAATTTTTCCCGACGCCAAATGCCTCGGACAATCGCAATCGTGGTGGCCCGAAAGACCAGTGTGTCAAAAATCGCATCAAAAGGGGAAAGCAAATAGGTCTGAGTATGACAGTGGACGGTGGGTTGAACCCAATGTGGGTCGAGTCATTGATGGGCTATCCTCAAAACTGGACATGCATCGACTAAAGATGCTCGGCAACACGGTAATGCCTCAAATTACAGAGAAAATCGGGCGCTACATCCTTGAAGCGGAGTCAGCACCATGACAGACATACTACAGCTAAAACACACAGACACCCTTAAGGCACAACAAGAACGCCTGCAAATAGCCATTGCTTGAGGTTAACCATGCTTTGATTGCGGGTGGCGATTGATGGCTAAACGCTTTGCAGATTCCCCTGACCGCAAGAAAATAGATAAGGCCGGGCTCGTATCTATCTACACACGGTTATTTGGCGCGCCTGACCCTAAGTTTACAAAACCACGCCTTGAGAGAGATATAAAGACGTTCGGTATATGCCAGTGCGATAACAAAGCCTGTAAGACGCCGTTTAAGGGCTATTGCGAGTATGACCATATGAACCCTAATGCCGTGGCAGTAAAGGGCGAGGCGATATACTGGCGCGCCCTGACAAAGGCCTGCCACGGCAAGAAAACACACGGCCCGCGAGGCGATACAAATACAGTCGCGCACTTGGCGCGCATAGCCCATGGAAACACGCAATACGATAAGCGCGAGCGTAACGGCTCAAAGCTTGCCAAGCCTGACGGTTATAAACACCAATGGCCTAAAGGTCAAAAGATACAGGGCAGGAAAAAGGGCGAGTATAAATCCAATGTAAAGGTGATTGACTGATGAGCTTAAAAAGACACGCAACCAAACGTGATGTGAATGAGCCGGATATAATCGACGCTCTGGAGAAAATCGGCGCTACCGTAATCAGGACTGATTTGCCTTTTGATTTAATCGTTGGCGACCGGGGCAAGGCTTATCTGGCAGAGGTCAAAAATCCTGACCGCAAGACCAATAGCAAAAACCCGCTTGGCCTTACGCCCGGTCAAAAGAAAACGCTTTCGATGTGGAATGGCAATGAAGTCCCGATACTTGAAACGCCCGGAGGTCAACAATGTCTGATAAATCAGATAGCCCAAAATCAAATGATGCGCAAGAGGCGAGCGCGCAACGGACACCCTCAATAATAGATGGTGCCTTTTGGGTTGATGAGCCGGAAGTTCGCTTGCTCGCAAAGGCAGCGCGTGTGGCTTTGTCACACAGCTATAAGCCGCGACTGACTCAAGATGAAACAGATCGCCTAATCACGCTATGCGCGCGCCTCACATGAATGCTGTTTACAACATATCAGGCGAGCCGGCTATCATGGGTAGTGATGAGGATTTAATCCCGCACAACATCGACGCAGAGCAGGCTTTGCTTGGCTCGCTGATGTTTGACAGCATCAGCGCATATACACGGCCATTTCCGATAAGATACGCAAGGGCGTAACAGCGGATGCAATAACGCTCAAGTCTGCATTTGAAAGTGACGGCGGGCTTGATGAGATTGGTGGAGTTGAGTATTTTTCACACCTGCTGATGAATGCGCCAAGCGGGCTTATAGCGAGCAGCTACGCATCTTTAATCGCAGAGCTACACACGCGGCGCTCATTAGCCGCTAAGTGCAAAGAAGCCTCAGAGCAGGCGCTAGACGGAAGCGCCGCTAAGACCGCTCCACAGCAAGTTTCAGGCCTTATTGATGCCCTGACAGCGCTACAACGCGGGGGAGGGTCAGGCGCGGCCTTCTGCACTACGCAGGATGCTGTTGAGGCGCTTCTAAGCAATGATGCGGCCAATGTCCTTGAAACAGGTATAAAGGCGCTTGACGATATTGCACCGATGCCACGCGGCGGGATAACCCTGCTTGGCGGGCGGGCCTCTATGGGTAAGTCCGCTTTGGCCGTTCAGATTGCCGATAATGTGGCACGTAATGGCGGGCGAGTTGATTTCTTTTCTATGGAGATGGGCCGCGACCAGTTGGCCGCTCGGCTGATTAGCTCTGACCTTGCTCTTAACGGGGCGATTGTTCCCTATCAGCAAATCCACCAGAAAAAACTTGGGCCTGAATATCTGCCCGACATAAAACTGGCCGCGCGCAGATTGCCGGAGCTTAACTTTGATGACACGCCGCGCCTGACCGTATCAGACATTAAAGCGCGATGCTATTCAAAGCCGGGCCAGCTTGATTTGGTGGTCATTGACTATCTTAACATTATGGCTCTGACAGATTGCGAGGGCGACCGGCACGACCAAAAGCTCGGCTATATTGCAGGCTCATTACGCGACTTTGCCAAGGCCGCTAACTGCGCTGTATTGCTTTTGTGCCAGCTTAACCGCGATTCTGCCAAGCGGGATAACAATGTCCCCATGCTCCAGGATTTGCGTGATTCAGGCGAGTTAGAGCAACACGCCGATACGGTCTATTTTGCTTTTCGCAAGCACTATTACGACAAGCGCGAGCTTGAAAACAAAGAGGCGTCAGGCGTGAAGGTTTCAGATGCAGAGTGGTTCGAGTTACGCTCTGTTGAGGATTATTTTGATGTTGTCGTAGCAAAGCAGCGCATGGGCGATATTGGCACATGTAAGCTTCGCGGAATGATGCCCGTTAATTTAATACAGGACAGAGCGCGATGAGTTACAAAGTTACAGCCTTAATTCGGTCACGCAAAGTCGGCTCCCCGACCCGCAAGTGCATCCTATTGGTTATGTCTGATGTGGCTAATCATGACGGTTCAGATGTATGGATTTCTACTCAAACGATGGCTAATGAGACAGAGGTTTCACAGCGCACAATCAAGCGGCAATTAAAAGATATGGAGGCCGAGGGAATACTGATACGGCGAGGCAAAAAGCCCTGCATGGGCGGCCACACGGTCAACTATCAAATCAACATTGCGGCCATAAGTAAGCTGAAAAAAAGCGGTGACATTTTGTCCAATCCAGATTTGGAAGCGGTGACACCGGTGCAAGAGGTGGTGACAGAGGGTGGAATCCGCGCCGGGTTTAGCGGACGGGCTGCGGCGGTTTTATTCCGACAGGCAAATATCAAAACAGAATTACGAGTTTGCCCCGGCAATGCACGTTGCGATTAAGTCGCGGCGTTTCGAGCCTTACCTTTTTGCGGATAGCGGCGGTGAGTTTGTTGACAACAGGCGGGAAGCGGACGAGCGGCGTGAAGCGCGGCGGGCGAAAGAGGCGGCAGAGCTTGAGCGAGCCAATTTAGCGGCCCTGCAAAAAATCAGAGACGGACAAGAATTAAGGCCGTGAATAACCACCACTAACCAAAAAACTTAAAGGATATGGAAAATGCAAAGAAGAAACAAAGAGCAAATGCAAAAGTTTGTCGAGCTAATCGGCGACCTATGGGACAGCGGCTTGTCGGATGAAAAAATCGCAGCGGAATTGGGAACGCCAATCTATACAATCCGCGCCATACGCGCCAAGCATGATTTTCAAAGAGTTCCGGCTTCGCGTATCTGCGACACGATTAACGAATACTGGCGCAATAAAACGGGCCGCAGTGAGAAAATGGTTTTCCGTGGGGCAGGAACGCTTAGAACGCGATTAGTCAACGGCCTGCCTGATTACGATAACCACAACGGGAGCCGAATTTAATGACCCCGCGCGCTTTCAGAAAACACGGACCGGAAGTCGTTAAGGCGGTTGGCGACCCGCAGAACGGCGGCGACCCGAAAATGGGCAAAGGCCCAAAGCCAAGCGGTGTCCCTGCGAGGCTGGCCCATATCGTTAAGGCGGGGCCTAAATTTAAATACTTCGCAGCGGTTGAAATCGAAGAAGATATATGCAACGGTGAGGCGAAGAAGATGCACCCGCGCGCCATTTATTACGCCAAGAAAGCGCGTGAGGCTGATAGGCGGGGAAGGCCAACGGACGCGGCAAGCTATCGCAGGCTTGTTGACCGGCACAGACACGGAGCGAGTGCATGACCGATATAACACGCGATGAAGTGGACGCGCTGATTGAGCTTGATAATGCGCCTTGGACATATGAGCGGCGAAGCCAAACGATACTGGACAAAGATGGCCATTACGTCGCCATGATTAGGGGTTGGGGCAAGCTAACGGGAAGAGGCAGCACGGCGCTTGGCCTAAGCGAAGAGGATGCCATAAAAATTCAGGATGACAGAGGTGTTAGGCTTGCAAAGGTTCCCGAATATGAGGCGCGTATAAAAGCGCTTGAAACCGCCCTGCGCGCTCTGTCAGAGGAACGGGAGCGATTGCTAGAAGCATTGCGGGCCTGCGATAGTCACCACAGAAGAGTGCCTGCTTTAACCGCAGAGCAGTCACGAGAAAATATTATGTGGTGGATTAAATGACCGCTCTGATGAGTACAACGGTCAAGGAACATGTGACGAGGCGCTTAAGCGTATGGAGCGTAAGGCGGAAAGGGGGCCGGTGTGAGCAGTAGCATATGGCATATCATACGCACGGCCCCGCAAATGGAGTTCTACGTCAACGACCTTTTGAGCGATAACGGCTTCGCGGTCTACACGCCCTTTGAAAAGCTGCCGCGCAATGCAAACGGCTACACCAAGAAAAGCGGACGCAGACGCCGCTACGTGACTAAACCGCTCTTACGGGGCTACGTGTTCGTTGAGATACCAAAACACGACACACAGGCATATTTCGCGCTTATTCGTGTGCTTTACGATTTAAACCTGATACGCGGACTGTTTGGCCCTTCAGGAAGCCGCTCATACACGGTATTCGGTAAGCAAATGGAAACCCTGCGCGATGTTTATAAGCGCGGCTATGACAGGCACAAAGATGGTGACCGGGTTGAGGCGACCGGCCCTGACGGCATGATGCTTAACGGCACGTTTGAGGTTGGGGACGTTGTGCGCTACATTGACGGCGGTTTATCAGAGATTGAAGTGCCTGTTGTGACCATTGAGGATTCACAGGCTAAGTTCCTTATGATCATCTTCGGCCATGAGCGATTAGTCACGGCCCCGATAAGTGAATTGATGCTTGTAAGAAAAAAGACGAAAGCCGCTTGACAGGCCTTGCAGTTTGCGCCTATGCTGCCCCTCGGATGCAGCAGCATGTCGGAACCGACCGACCTCTCCGGCTCTCCCGCCTTCGTATATGACGAATGGTCTTACCCTTTTTGCGCCTTGAGATGGGCGCTCTTTTTGATTCTTGTCTCCCGCTCTGCATTGCATCGGGGTTAAGTCCTGTATTCAGGCCGCCGCGTAATTAACGGCGATTTATTTAGCCGGGCCAGTCTTTCGGCCTGCATCATTTGTCGGGTGTGTTTGCCTTTATAGCCAAGCATGACGGCCATATGGGAAAGTGATAGGCCAACGAATTGACGGGCGGCGCGGATTTCATGTGGGGTCATTTTTTAACCTTTATAATTTAGGTTGGGCGGACTATATTGCAACTACCCTGCACTGCCCGAAGCCTTTAGCGCCGCTTTAGGTCGCAATTAGGGCGGTGCGGGGTAGCTAATTAACCGCTTTGTTGATTTCATTGTAGACTGTGCGGAACTTCTGGAACTGTTCTTCATTTTCGCATTGGCGAGCAAAGCGATGATGTGCCTTGCCCTTCTTGATTTGAATGCGGGACTTTTTAACACCGTTTACAAAGAAAATAGTCGGATGCTTCGCCCACTGATTGAGTTTGCCGTTTTTTGTCATTTCTTGAATGATTTGCGGCATAGTCAACAGAACTTCATTAGCGTGTAATTTTTCTGCATCGCGCCAGTCTTCGCGCTCAAGTGCGGTTTTTGTTTTGTCAATAGACTCTTGTTGGAACCTTAGGGAGTTGTTTTGTTTATTCCATCGGCTAAGAACTTTCTCGCCTCCGCGATGCCCTGCCATTGGCTCCCCTTGCGCGCCCCTAACGTCGGACATGTGGGCTTCTAGGCTGGCATTAAATTTAGCATCTTTCTTTGCGAGGGAAGCCTCTAGGATTTCTCTACGCGTCTTACTCATCGTAACCACCTTCCGCCCATACGTTGAAGTAATAATCAGCAGGAACATCATATAAACCATCTGTATATGTATTTGTTTCGCCGTTTTCAGTAACGGTGAGGGTTATTTTTTCACCCTCGATTGTGGCCACGCCCGAACCGATAACGCCATAATCTAGCTTCACATTGGTGAACCAGTTTTCGAATTTGGCGTTTGTTACTGCGATGATTTTTTCGTTTGTCATTTTCATTCTCCGTTCAGGTAGGGCTCTATGTGCCTTGTTGATGATTTGTATATAGGGCATGCGCCCTACACTGTCAACAACTAAATGCATTTTATTTTAATTTATTTCCAAAACATGCGGGTGGCACACTTACCTTACGCTCAGAGCCTTTGCAGATAGCTTGCCCGCATCCTTATTTAACCGCAAAGCCTAAAGCGATAAGAGGGCAACCAAGTAACAAGCAGAGAGGTCAAGATGGCCGATAAAGAGAAGAAGTTTTACATCTACGCATTTTATGATGGGGCCTCTGCTTTGTATGTGGGGAAGGGTTCTGGGTATAGGGCGGCGCACCAAAAAAAGCGGTTCCGAGTCGACCCTGTTATTCTTGAGCGGTTTGACTGTGAGGACGCCGCATACGCGGCAGAGGTGAAGTGGATGCAGAGGCTTAAGCCAACAGAGAATAAAAAGCCTGGGGGTTCGGGCGGCAGGTGCTTAAAGTCAAAACTGACAAAGAGTCAGCGCTCTGCGCTACGTGCGGAGAAGGTTGCTGAGGGCGAGATTTTAAGGATTGGTGTAAAAAGGTATGTTGCGCAGTTCCTTCTAACAAAAATTTCTGAACTTAATGCCGATGGCCTTGGCGTCTCTAGGGGTGATTTGTCTAAAATTAGAGCGGTGGCTGCAGGGGCTACGGTATGAGCGGATTAAAGGATAAACAAGAGAAGTTTTGCAACGAATACCTGATAGATTTAAACGCCACGCAGGCGGCTATAAGGGCCGGTTACAGCGAAAACAGCGCGGCTGTAATTGGGTTTGAAAACTTAAGGAAACCTAATATCAAGGCGAGGCTTCAAGAGTTACGCCAAGCAATAGCTGCAAAGGTGGAGATAACGCCTGAGATGGTGGTTGCTGAGTATGCTAAGATTGGGTTTGCCAACCTTGACCGGTTTGTCGGTTTGGAGGACGGCCTGCCAAGGTTTGATTTTTCTGACCTGACGCCTGATGAGATGGCGGCAGTATCAGAAATCACCGTAGATACTCGCAGAGAGGCAGGTGAGGACGGAGACACAATTGATAAGGTTAAGTTCAAGCTCTACGATAAAAAAGGCGCGCTTGATAGCTTATCCCGGCACTTAGGCTTGTTTAATGACAAGAGCACTGTTGTGCATGAAGTAAGCGCCGATGTTGAGTCATGGTTGAATGCGGCCAAACCAAGTTCTTGAGTTAGCTGCTAAGCGGTGGCCTGATAAGAAATCACGGCTTAAGGACGGCTTTTACAGTATCAAGGATAAGTCGGGGGCGGTTGTTCCTTTCTACATGAACGCAGCGCAGGAAGCATTCCTTGAGGCGCGTCATGGTTTAGATATGATATTGAAGGCGCGGCAGCTTGGGTTTACTACGGTTATCCAGCTTGCAATGCTTGATGATTGCCTGTTTACGCCGAATTTTAACGCGGGTGTGATTGCCCAGACGCTCGATGACGCTATTAACTTCTTTGATGACAAGCTTAAGTTCGCTTATGACAAGCTCCCCGGTGAGTTTAAGGCTGTTGTGTCGGCGGAGCGTGATAGTGCCAGGGCGCTTAAATTCAGTAACGGCTCGCGCATCTTTGTCGGTACGTCTTTGCGGTCAGGTACATATCAGAGCTTGCATATATCGGAATTTGGCAAGATTTGCGCCAAGTACCCTGAAAAGGCAAAAGAGATTGTCACAGGTGCGTTTAACACGGTTGAGGTCGGGCAGTCTATTACGGTTGAGAGTACCGCCGAGGGGCAGGCGGGCCGCTTCTATGAGATGTGCATGCATGGTCGCAGGCTCTTGCAGTCAGGTACAGAGCTAACGCCGCTTGATTTTAAGTTTCACTTTTACCCTTGGTATGAGGATGAGCGCTACACGCTGGACTATCCCGTTGTTGTCCCTGATAAGCTTAAGGTTCGCTTCGAGAAGTATCAGCTTGCAGGGATAAGGCTGACGGAGGGCCAGATTTCTTGGTATGTCAAGAAGTGGGAGACGCAAAAAGACGATATGAAGCGCGAGTTTCCGACAACGCCCGATGAGGCGTTTGAGGCGGCTGTTGAGGGCTCATATTATCACAACGAATTAACAGTGATGCGGGAGCGCAGGCAAATCCGCCGCGTTCCGTTTGATCCTAAGTATGCGGTTAGCACGTTTTGGGTTTTATCAGAATAAGAACGGGCGGCACTCGTTTATTAACTACTACGAGAATTTTCATCGCGGCGTTGACCATTACGCGGATTACCTGACCGAATTATTCAAAGAACAATCATATCGCTATGATGTGAATTATCTGCCCCATGACGGCGGCGATATTCCATGGTCTGCCTTTGAGGAGCAATACAAGACGCTGGAGCGTATGAGCGGTGTGACAACCGTTGTTGTGCCAAGGACGCCGAGCAAGAATATCGGCATTCAATCGGTGCGTAATGTTTTGCCAAGCGTGATTATTGACGAGGAAAACTGCTTTACCGGCCTGACCCATTTGCAGAATTACCGCAAGGAGTTTGATGAAAAGCGCGGCGCTTGGAAAGACACGCCTTACCATGGCGACGAGTCTAACGGCGCTGATGCTTTCAGGACGTTTGCCGAGGCTAATGCCCGCAACATGATACGCTCTACGCCTGAGTATGGCGACTATGGCGATGAATATGAAGAAGACTACGGCGATGATGGCCGCAACGAAAACACAGGATATTAAATATGACCTATGAAGAAGCCTTATTGTTGGCAAAAGATTGCAAGAAGCATGACGTTGATTGTTCCGAGCTTAGCAAAAGCGCCAAGCGCCGTGACCCCAAGAAGGTTGCGGCAATCGTTGCGGCTTTGAAGGCGGCCAAGGGCGGACCGGATGACGTGACGAAAGCGCCTAAAAAGGCTAAGGCTAAAAAGGCGGACAA